ATACAACCCCATCAGATCAGAAATGGCGATTTACACAGTTTGGCAACCGAGTGATCGCGGCTAATGGAGGCGACAGGCTCCAGGGCTACCTCATGGGAACTTCGACCTTGTTTGCGGACCTTGGTGCTGCTGCTCCTAAATCTCGGTATGTAACAACCGTGAGGGACTTTGTTGTTGCTGGCTTTAACAATGGGGCAACGGTCTATCCTAACCGTGTTGAATGGTGCGCGTTAGGTGACGAGACAAGCTGGACTCCTGCCGCAACGACCCAAGCGGACTATCAGGACATCCCAGACGGTGGTCATGTCAAGGGATTGACCGGAGGCGAGTACGGCATTGTGTTTATGGATCGTGCTGTGGTCAGGATGTCGTACGTTGGAAGCCCTCTTGTATTCCAATTTGACACGATCTCTAGGGGTCTTGGGTGCATGGAACCCAACTCGATCATTCAGTACGCAGGGTCGAGCTTCTTTTTGTCTGACGATGGGTTCTATGTCACGAATGGGCAAGAAGTAAAGTCTATTTCGGTTGAGAAGGTAGATAGATGGTTCTTCAATACCGTGGACATCTCGCAGTTATCCACGATGTCTGCTGCTGTAGACCCGCTTAAGAACCTTGTTATCTGGTGTTTTAAGACCGTAGACCAGACAACTGCGCTCTTGATCTACAACTTCAATTTATCAAAGTGGTCTTATGCTGAGGTGAATGTTGACACGATTGCATCTTCGACAGCAATCACAACAACCTCATCATCGGGTCTTACTTTAGAGCAACTAGACGCATACGGGAGTATTGATACGCTTCCTGCAAGCCTAGACTCATTAGGTTATACGGTTACCTCGACCCTACTAACAGGGACGTTAGGCACAAAGATCATTGCGTTTTCTGGGTCTAACCTAACAGCGAACATCGTTACACCGGATCTATCTCTGAACGACATGCCTTCAGTGATGACATTAGTTCGACCTGTCATTGATAGCGGGACTTGTTCCGTACAGGTCAACTCAAGACGCAGGCTAAACCAACAGACAGACTTCACGGGTTCTACTTACTCAAGCAACGACGATAACCGCATCGGGTTACGTTCGGCGGGGACTTATCACCGGATTAAGGCAATACCTTCTGGCGTTTGGTCGTCTGCGGTAGGTTTAGATGTAACTATTATTCCGCAGGGTATGCGATGATCTTCAGGACGCTGCCTCCGTTTGGTGGCGATCAACGAGCCGTTGCTGAAATTGTCCGTGGCATTATGGACGGTAAGACCAACAACACCGGAACGGTAACGCTTGCCACAGGAAACGCCACTACAACCACGATTACAGACGCGAGAATAGGGGTAGAAAGCAAGATCATCCTTGTCCCTTACTCTGCTAATGCCTACGCTGATGCCGTCCCTTACGGATCGTTTTACGACCTTAACGACCAGTCTGCCGCTAACACAACGACGGCCTATGCGATTACGTTTTCCAACACCGATTTAACGAACAGCGTTTACCTCTCTAACTCAAGTCGGATCAATGTAAGGGCGGCAGGCAAATACAACTTCCAGTTCTCGATTCAGTTTGCTAACGATGACTCGCAGATCCAAGACGTAGACGTATGGGTTAGAAAAAACGGGGCTGATATTGCTAGTTCAAACTCAAGATTCTCGATTGACTCTAAGCATGGATCGGTAAAAGGCCATGTTATTGCTGCGCTTAATCTCTTTGTAGACCTTGCGGCTAACGATTACATCGAGTTGATGTGGGCTACAACGTCAACACTTGTCATCATCGAGCATATCCCCACTCAGTCGAGTCCTACGCGTCCTGCGACTCCTTCTGTGATTGCCACGATGCAGTTTGTGGGCGGGTTTTCTAACGGTGGCGTGTATGTTTCGAGCGTGACGAACGGTTCTGCTGTGATTACGCATTTCCCAAATGCAACCTCTGACAAAACATACGGCTATGTGGTGGTCGGATGAATGTGCAATACATCAAACAAGACGAGCTAAGAAATGTCTGGCAGTACATCAAGCCAGGATTGGAAGTCATCCTTAAGAAAAGCCCAGAGGCGTGGATACCTGAGGACATTTACTCGGACTGCTTTACGGGAAGATCACTTCTTTGGGTGTTTGTTGAGGATAACTCTGTTGTGGGCTTTGTTGTTTTGCAGCCTATCGGCGATAATTTGCATATTTGGTGCGCTTATGGCAAGGGAGATACTGATGCAGGTTTGGATCATGTTCTCAAGATTGCGAGAAGTGGTGGCGCAAGGACTATCAGCTTTGATTCGTGGCGTAAAGGCTGGGATCGCAAGGCTAAAGCGTTAGGTTTTCGACCCCGCAAGTGGGTAAGAGAGGTTTGATATGTCAGGTGGTTCAACAAACACAGTAACCAGGACAGAACTTGATCCTGCCATGCGGCCTTATGTCCAGTACGGACTAAGTGAAGCGCAGCGTCTTTACTCAGGCGGCGGCCCTGAGTTCTATCAGGGGCAGACTTATGTAGGCCCAAGTCAACAAACGCAGGCTGCTCTTTCTGCGATGCAAAACAGGGCTATGCAAGGAAACATCCTTACTCCGCAAGCCCAACAGCTAGCATCGCAGACGCTCACGGGTAACTTTCTTGGTGCTAACCCTTACATGACGGCAGCACTAAAACCTGGGTTCGATGCGGCTACAACGGCTTATCAAGACGCGATTAACGCAATGCGTTCTAAGGCCTCTGCTTCAGGTCGCTACGGGACTAACGAAGCTCTTATGAGCCAAGAGCAACGAGCACAAGGTGCGCTCGCAAATGCGATGGCAGCACAAGCAGGTCAACTTGGTTATCAGAGTTACGAGGCTGAGAGGGGTAGACAACAACAAGCCCTTGGTATCGCTCCAGGATTGGCCGCACAAGATTACGCAGATATTGGACAGCTTGCACAGGTCGGTCAGGCTACAGAGGGTTACCAACAAGCAGCTCTGGCTGACGCTATTCAAAGATTCAACTTCCAACAACAACAACCTTACGCAAACTTGCAATCGTTTTTATCGAGCGCGTATGGTTCTCCTATGGGTATGCAGACTGTGCAGCCTAGTTACTCAAACCCAATGGCAGGCGTGTTAGGTGCTGCCTTAGCTGGTAAGGCTTTGTTGTCGTGAGTGGCGTAGAACCTATCATTGCAGCCGAGGTTATCGGTTCTACTGCTGCTGCTGGTGCAGCCGAAGCCGCTGCTGCTGCCGCTGCTGCTGAGATGGCTACTGCTGCTGCCGCTTCTCAGGCCGCTGCATCCGCTGGTACTGCTGCCGCTGCCGCTGGCACTGTTAATCCGTTCTTAACAACTGCCTATGGAAGTCTTCCAGGTATGACAATGGGGTCGCAACAAGCTGCGATGCTTGCTGCACAGACAGGTGAGTTTGGTTTATCTGGCCTGATGTCTACAGGTGGGTCTGCAACGTATGCGGGTGCTGGAGGGCCATTAGCTAAGATGGCTTTCTCTTCTGGTACTCCTGCCGGTATGCGTATGGGTATGCAAGGCATGAATATGTTGCAACAATCCAACCAAAGGCAAGTCGCCTCGTCTCCTGGTATCAAAAAAGCGTCTTTTCAGCCTACTGGCCCAGGAAGTTTGTTAGCGCAACCTATACAGTCTCCTGACGTTATGAGCATGATTGACCCAGAGTTGCGTAAGAAACGCATTTCCTTGATATGAGGACATGATGGACGAATATTTACAAAAACTGTTTGGATCGCAACCGTCTTATCTGGGTCAGATGATGACACCGGAAGAAATGGAACGTCTACGCCAAGAGTCACAAAGGCAAGGACTGTTAGGCACAGGTATTGGCTTGCTCATGGCTTCTGGCCCATCCGCGCAAAAACAGAATATCGGGCAGATCATTGGGCAGGGTTTGATGGCAGGCCAACAAGCCTACCGTGGTGCAATGCAGCAAGCGGTGCAGGACAGGATGATGGGATTGCAGTTGGAAGAGGATGCAAAAAAACGCCAGCGCGAAGAGGCGTTTAATCGGATGCTAATGGGTCCAACAGCGGAACAACAAACCGCTATTGCTGGAAGGGCGATGGGCGCAGAAGGACCGACCGCTGCGGCGGCAGATAGGCTGCAAGCCATGCAAAAGCAAGCAACTCCATTTGGATCGTTGAGCGCTGAACAGTTGGCCATTGCAAGGATTATGGGACCAGAGGCTGGCTCAAAGTTTTTAGGCGAGCAGCTCAAAGAAAAGTTTTCAACTACGCCGACGACCGTAATGATTGACGGTAGGCCAACGCTTGTGCAATTTAGT